ATAATTTTCGAAGCCAATCGCCTACAATACGCGAGTGCCACAACCAAAATCAGCTTAGTGCGCGACTTGATGCCACTAGGCTTATTTACGTTGAACGAAGCACGCGAAATCTTCAACCTGTCACCAGTGGAGGATGGAGATAAGCGCATTCAAACACTCAACGTCGTAGATGCTTCACAGGCTAATAATTATCAAGGCGTCTCGAAGGCCGGGAAAGGGGGTGAGACGGATGACGAAACTAAAACAGCCGCTGACGACGGAGACGCGTGAATTACTGACAACAGATCCTCTTGAAATACGTGAGGATGATGACGGGAAACGCACGCTATCGGGCTACGCGGTCAAATGGGAAATGAAATCGCACGCTATGGGTTGGTTCAGACGATTCAAAGAACAATTCAAGCGCGGCGCTTTCGCCGACTCACTCACAAAGGACGATCAGCGCTACTTATGGTCGCATGACATTTCGAAAGTTCTTGGACGGACCAAGAACGGGACGCTTCGACTCTATGAAGACAATATCGGTTTGCGGTTTGAATTAGATCTACCAAACACGACACTCGGAAACGACACGTACGAGAGCATCAAACGTGGCGACGTGGACGGTGTTTCATTTGGATTCCGCATGAAGAAGGAAGAATGGGACGAATCAGACCCAGACAACGTCTTGCGGACGATTTCGCAAGCGGATCTGCTTGAAATCAGTGCGGTCGCTTTCCCTGCCTACCCAGACAGCGAAGTGCAAGCACGAAGTGAGTCAGACCCATACCAACAATACAAGCAAGAGCAAGAACAGCGCTCGAAGCGCAAGAAGCTATTACTTCAGACTTATCTATAAATCGATTTCATCCATGAGAGGGGTAACAACATGAACTGGGAACAACGCTTAAAAGAAATTCAGGACCGTAAGACGGAGATCCGCAACCAACTTGAAGGCGGCGAAGATATTAATCTCGAGGACGTCGAGAAAGAGTTGCGTACCTTACAAGACGAAGAAGCGCAACTTGAAGAAAAACGCGCAAAAGCGCTTGAAATTCGTAATGCAATGGGCGTAGAACGCTCATTTGAGAAACCGAAGGAGGAACGCGGCATGGACTTCGCTAACATGACACCAGAAGAATTGCTCGAATCAAAAGAATACCGCTCGGCTTACCTTAAAAACTTGCAAGGTAAACCGCTGTCAGACGTGGAGTCGCGCGCGCTCACAACAGCCGCGAACAGCGCAGGCGCAGCAGTACCGACTACTACGCTAAATCGCATCATCGACAAACTTCGCCAGACATCAGTTTTATTCTCGCGTATCAGCGTTTCGTACATTCCAGGTAACGTCACGTTACCAGTGGCCAACGCGAAAAACGCAGCGGCGTGGAAAGCGGAAGGTACAGACGGCACAGCCGCAGACGACACGCTTTCATCTGTCACGCTCGCAGGTTACGAGTTGATCAAACTCGTCGAGATCTCTGCAGCTGCTTCAGCAATGACAATCGATGCGTTCGAACAGTACATTGCAGCTGAAATCGGTCGCCAGATGGCAATCGCGGTTGAAAATGCCATCCTCAACGGAGCCGGTGCAGGATCTAACCAACCCACTGGTCTTCTTGTCGGTATCAACTGGGTTAAAGATACTAACCAAGTTGAATTTGCAGCAGGAACAAAACTCGTATACGACACGTTTATGGACGCACTTGCATTGCTTCCGACGATGTATCATCCAAACGCGGTGTTCGTGATGAACCGCAAAACATTGTTCGGCGATGTTCGTAAGATCAAGACGACAGACGGTTCACCGATCTTCGCATACAATGCGCAGGACCAAGCGGCAATGTCGATTCTCGGATACCCGGTCTTAATGGACGATTACATGCCTGACGGTGAAGTGTTGCTTGGAGATCTCGAATACTACTTCATGAACTTCGCTCAAGCCCCTGCTATCGAGACATCGAAAGAAGCCGGATTCCGTTCTGGTAAACTCGTTTATCGTGGACTTGCGGTTGCCGATGGCAAGCCGGCGCTTCCTGAAGCGTTCGTCCGTGTCGTAGAAGCAACAGTTTAATAAATCGTAAAGGGGTGGCAGCAACATGGCTGAACGTAAAGTAATCAAGTCGTTTCGTGATCGAACGTCAGATGGTCAACGTTTTCATGTTGGTGAACTCTACGAAGGGGAACAGGAGCGCTTGGATGAATTGAGCGCTCTTGGCTTCTTGGAAGCCGTAGAGGAAGAGCCGACAGATCCAGACAAGGATAAAGAACCGGATCAAGTATCGGAAGTGGTTGAAGTAGACCCTCAGCAGGAACAAGCGCCAGAGGAAGAAAAGCCGAAGGCGAAACGCGGTCGTCAGAAAAAGGACGGAGATGATGCGTAATGCTCGCAACTGTAAAGTTGGCGCTACGCCTCACCAACACCGCATTTGATAGTGAAATTGAAAGTCTAATCGATGCAGCACGTCTTGATTTGCAGCTATCAGGTGTTCGGTCTGACAAGGTCAATGACGACAGCGACAAGCTAATCGAACGTGCGATCACCGTCTATCGCAAAGCAAATTTCGGTTTAGACAATCCCGACTATGAGCGGTATGTATCTTCATACGAATCGCTCAAGCGTCACTTAACGTTAGCAGGTGATTACATTGAGACGCTGGAGTGACGTCATTCAGTTGGTCAGTGTCGTGAAAGGGAAGGATGCTACCGGCTATCCGGCAGATACCTACATTCCAGGGCCAGACATTTTCGCGAACCGAACGAGCGCAGGAAGTGGGGAGTTTTACCGAGCTGCACAAGCCGGATTTACAGTTGATAAGGTCTTTGAAGTTCGACTGGTCGAGTACGGAGGTCATTGCTTCCTGGATCATGAAGACGAGCGGTATGAAATCCTACGCACTTACGAGAAAGGTGAAACGATTGAGTTAGTGTGTTTGCGGAGGGATGCCGTTCATGGAAGTTGAAATCACCGGACTCGATCAGATTCGGCGCCAAATCGCGGAACTTGGAAACAAGAAGATTGAAGAGCGAGCAGTTAAAGCCGGCGCGGAATATTTAAAGGCAAAGCTAGAAGCAAGCGTGCCGGTTGACGATGGTGTTTACAAATCCGGCATTGTCGTCACCAAACGCGGCAAACGGTACATCGTCCATACTGGTAAGGTACCACACGCTCACTTGGTCGAGTTTGGTCGGTCGGGTGGTACCGCAAAATACGTTGATAAAAAAGGCGTGACGCGTACTGCTAAGTTCGGTCCAACCGCACCAAACCCTGTCATGGCTCGGACGTATGAGAGTGAACAAAATCAAATCGTACGTGTCATCGGTCAAACAGTTCGGAGGGAGCTAGGTTTATGAGTTTAAACACTTTAATTATCTCGACTCTCGAGCCGATCGGCGTTCCAGTGAGCTTCATGGTGTATGAAGGTGAAGAACCAACGTACATCGTATTTATGCAATACAACGAAAACGGTGTCCTCTTCGCGGACGACGAAGAAATCAAAGCGCGCCACAGCGTGCAAACATCCATTTACAGCAAAAGCAATGCAGATTCCGTCATCGAACAAGTCGAGACGAGAATGAAGGAAGTCGGTTTCCATCGTAACAATAATTACGATCTTTACGAGGAAGATACGAAGACGTATCACAAAGTCATTCGTTATTTCTACTCACCATAAAAGGAGCGAATACACATGGCAACAATCGGGTTAAAAAACCTATATGCAGCACCATTGACTGACGAAGCGTTGAAGACATACGCAACACCGGTAAAACTTGCGCCGGCAATCGAAGCCAATATCACGCCTAACTATGAGACAGCGACGCTTTACGGTGACGATCGACCAATCGAAGACGCATCTTCAATGACTGGAATCGAAGTCGAATTGAACGTTGCGGATTTAGAGCCAGAACATTACGAACTCTTGATGGGTGTCACAAAGAACGCGGACGGTGTAATTATCGATAACGTCAATGACGTGTCACCTTACGTCGCATTGATGTTCGAACTTCCGAAAGCAGACGGAACGAAAAAGTTGTATGTCTACTACAAAGGGAAGTTCAATCCACCTGCTACTGAAGCAACAACGAAAGGGGAATCGGTCGAATTCCAAACGCCGACGATTTCCGCACGATTCCTTGCGGTAGAGGATGGAGACTGGCGCGCACATCTCGATACATCAGATATGGATGCGGACGCAGCTGTTATCGCAGCTTGGTATAACGCTCCATACACACCAACTCCGGTCATTCCTTGATTTGGTTTACAAGATGATTATGAGTTAGCTGTTTATACGCATCGAACAAAAGGGTGGACGATCAATCCCCCCTTTTTATTTTAATCAAATTTCTTAGACAAAAAGGAGTGTTCTTCATATGAACAATGTTAAAGAAAAACCGGTAAAAATCATGCTAGATAAAGAGCGTGAAATGCTCTTCACGCTAAACGTTTTAGTTGATGTTCAAGATGAATACGGTGACGTCATCGAAACTTTTTCGAAAGCCATGACTGATCAAGATTTTAAAGTAATCCGCATGGTCATGCACGCTGCATTAAAAGAAGATGATCCAGAATTGACTGTCGAGCAAGTTGGTCGAATGATCACGATGACAAACCTTCCGCGTGTCATCGATGCACTCACAGAAGCCATCGGACTTTCAACACCGGATGAAATTGAGGGAAAGAAACCGGTGGAACCGACGGCCAACCAAAAGGCGTAATCGATTTCGATTTTTACATCTACATCGGTACGGTCCATCTGAACAGACGTGAGGAAGAAGTTTGGAAGATGACGCCACGAAAGATTTTAGCGTTGTGGAACAAGCACCGCGAATTTAAGGGATGGAAAGAGCCGAAGCAAGATGACAAAACTAAAATCGGCGGATTCCACCAGACGGATAAAGTTACTTACGCCGAAGACGCATCATGGCTATAAGGTGGTGAGCATATATGTCACAAGAAATCGGAAATTTATCGGTGTCGCTGTCACTTGAAGACAGTCAATTTAATACATCCGTCTCGGGTATCAATCGATCATTGAAAACACTCGGCGCGGAACTCGCGGCAATGAAGGCGAAAGGAAGCGCCTGGGGAAATTCGATTGAAGGATTATCCCAAAAGCAAAATGCACTTGGTCGCACATTGTCGGTCCAAGAAGCGAAAGTGAAACAGCTTCGTGAGGCGTATGAGCGGAGCGCGGCAGAAACAGGTCAGTACAGCGAACAAACTCAACGGCTAGCCCAATCACTAAATAAAGCCGTATCGCAGTTTAACCGGACGGAAGCAGAATTGAAAGGCGTGACGAGCGAACTCGAGCGGCAACAAGCCGAACTAGCGCAGTCGTCATCAAAATGGACTCAATTCCAAGAAAAAATGTCGAGTGCCGGGACGCGTTTAAAGGGTGTCGGTCAAGGTATGAGAAACGTAGGGCAAACACTAGCGCTCGGATTGACCGCGCCACTTCTTGCGGTCGGCGTCGCATCGGTTAAAACAGCGGCGGAATTTGAAGGGCAAATGTCTCGAGTCGGTGCGATTTCCGGCGCGACGAGCGAGGAACTTGAGAAGCTAAGACAATCCGCGCTCGATCTAGGCGCTTCATCTTCGAAATCGGCAAGTGAAGTCGCTATCGCGCAAGAAAATTTGGCTGCACTCGGATTTACTGCCAATGATATTCTGTCAGCGATGCCGGGCGTTATCAGTGCTGCAGAAGCATCCGGCGCAGACATGGCATTGACTGCCGAAACAATGGCGTCAGCGCTCAATATATTCGGTCTGGAAGCATCAGAATCAAATCGAGTTGCGGATATTTTGGCACAAACCGCAAACCAATCGGCAGCAGACATTAACGATATGGGGTACGCATTAAAATACGCCGGTCCAGTCGCGGCAAATCTAGGAGTTTCGATGGAAGAATTATCAGCATCCATCGGACTTATGACTGATGCCGGGCTAGACGGATCGTCTGCCGGTACCGCATTGCGTGCCGGTTTACTCGCGTTGTTGAAACCGTCTGAACAGAACTCGAAGTTGATGGATAAACTCGGGGTTACAATGACCAATGCAAATGGAAAATTTGTAGGTATTGAAGGAGTTATCAAGAGCTTAAATGACTCGATGCAAGGCATGACCGATACGCAGAAGACGGCAACGCTCGCTTCTCTCGTCGGCACTGAAGCATCTTCTGGATTCCTAGCACTCATGAAGGCAGGTCCGGCGGAAATCGACAAGATGACCGCCGCGCTCGAGAACAGTGAAGGAGCATCCGCTAAAACTGCCAAGACCATGAAAGAGAATTTGAAAGGTTCCCTCGAAGAGTTAGGCGGATCACTAGAAACGCTGAAGATCACCGTAGGAAACGCACTCGCACCGACCATCCTTGCGCTCGTTGAGAAGTTGCAGAAGTTGGCAGAATGGTTTACGAACCTTAGCCCAGAAGCGCAAAAGACAACGCTCGCATTGGCAGGGATTGCAGCTGCCATCGGCCCACTTTTGATTGCGTTCGGTGCAATGGCATCGGCAATCGGTAGTTTGATGACAACGTATGGTGCAATCAGTTTGGCAATCACAAATGCAGGTGGGGCAGCTGCCGCACTGGGTGCAGTCTTCACAGCATTGACCGGACCAATTGCACTAACAGTGCTCGCGCTCGCAGCGCTCGGAATCGGTGCGTATAAGGTCGCCAAAGAAATGAAAAAGCCGGCACTGGAAGCCGAGATATTCGGTGACAAAGTATCGGAGAGTACGCAAAAAGCGGTTGGTGCTTATCTCAAGCTAGATGAAGAAGCCACCGTCGCACTCAATCAATTGTCATGGAGCCAACAAACCGTAACCGGCGAAATGGCGAGCCAGTTGATTCAGACGTATTCACAAATGGGCGACCAAATTTTGACCGAGATGCAATCTGATCATGCTGCTCAACTCGAGCAAACAAAGACGTTTTTCGCTCAATCAAACGTATTGTCGAAAGAAGAAGAAGCAAAGATTGTACAGAACGTCCAGACATCTCAAGAAGAGCAACAACAGAAAGTGACGGATGGGCAAGCGCGCATTGCGGAAATCCTCAACACAGCCAAAGAGAAGAAACGCGCGATAACCGAAGCCGAGAAGAACGAGATCAACAAGATCCAGGAATCGATGAAGGTCCAAGCGGTCAAGGTTATGTCAGAAAGCGAAGCCGAGCAAAAAGCGATTCTTGAAAAGTTAAAAACGGAAGCAACCAAGATCAGCGCGGAGCAAGCAGCTGCCGTCGTCAAGAACTCGAAGAAGCAAAAAGATGAAGTTGTGAAAGAAGCCAACGATCAGTACACGAAATCAATCGCAGAAATCATCCGAATGCGTGATGAATCCAAAACGATTTCAGCAGACCAAGCGGCCAAATTGATTGCTGAAGCTAAGAAACAACGTGACGGCACAATCAAAAACGCCGAAGAGACGCACGATAAAGTCGTAGCGGAAGCCCAGGCACAAGCTACGGAACACGTTGACAAAGTCAATTGGGAGACTGGTCAGATTAAGTCGAAATGGCAAGTCATGAAAACCGATATCGGTAACAAGATGGATGAAATTCGTTCGTATGCCAAGACCGGATGGGACTACATCTCTTCGCAGACTTCTAAAAAAGCATCAGAAATGAAAGAAGCGGCATCCAATAAATTTAACGAAATGAAAACTGCGGTCAGCAATAAGATGGATGAAGTCAAATCAAGCATCGAAACAAAATGGAACAGTGCAAAATTGTTCTTGACGAAAATTGATTTAACTTCTGTCGGACGTGACATCGTGCAAGGTCTAGTCAACGGGATTCGTAACAAGTTTGAAGACGTCAGAAAAGCGGCATCTGAACTTGCAGAGAAGGTAAAAGGCGCGATCAAAGGCGCAATGGATATCAACTCACCATCGAAGGTCACGACTCAATACGGAGAATGGACCGGAGAAGGTTTTGCGAACGGTATCAGCAAGTCTTCGAAGAAGGCAGAAGCCCAAGCGAAGGCAATGGCGAAATCAGTTTCAGATGCAATCAAGAATGCCGAAGTGAAGTTCGATACGAAGAAGATTAATTCTGATCAGTACATTTCCGCATTGAAACGCATCGATGCGCAACATAAATTGACGGCTGAACAGTCTCGTAAGGTCCAGTCAGAGATTTATGCGACCACCCAAGCCAAAGCGAAAGAAGCCGCAGCAGAAGCGAAAATCGCGGCTGACTTTTACTCAAAACTCGACAAAATCAATGACGACTATGTTGCCAAAGTTCGAGCGACACGCGACCAACTGAAAGCGATGGAGAAGGCGTTGACGGATGAGTATAAAAAGGAACTGGCAGACCGGAAAGCAGCATTAATCAATTTCGCGTCGATTTTTGATGAAATTACACCGAAAACGGATGTTTCAGGCGAAAAACTCATTTCGAACCTCGGAACGCAGGTCGATGCGCTCAAGCAGTACGCAACATCGATCAATGCGCTCAAAGGTCGAGGACTAAGCCAAACGTTACTGGAAGAGTTGGAGAATCAAGGTCCAAAAGCGGCGGCAGAAATTGCGGCGCTCGCTTCTCTCAATGACGCCCAACTAGCCGAGTATCAGCGTTTGTATAACGAAAAGGCTCGTATTGCAAGCGTACAAGCATCGAAAGAAATGGTTGAAGAAAAAGCGGAACTTGCTCGCAAGATTGAAGCGGAACGCAAAAAAGCCGAACAAACGGTCTTGTCTTACAAGAACGAATGGCTGAAGCAGATCAACGCACTTAAAGCGGAAACCATCAAAGAGATGGGAGCGCTCACACCTGGAATGCAGAACGCCGGTAAAAATGCCATCAAAGGCATGATTGAAGGTATGAAGGCAATGAAAGGTCCATTGCTCGAAGAAGCCCAAGCGCTCGCGGCAGCGGTCGAGAAAACGATTAAGTCAGCGCTTAAAATCAAATCACCATCACGCTTGATGCGCGATGAGGTCGGTAAGATGATTCCCGCCGGTGTCGCAATCGGTATCGAAGGAAACATGGGTCTTGTCACGAAAGCGGCACAGTCCCTTGCACGCGTCGCGTCCTCAAGCCAAATGAGTAATGCGGTACCGTCAAGCGCATTAACACGCAATTACAACAACAGCTCTGTCATCAACGTGTATTCTCCAACGTCAAACCCGGTAGAGATTCAACGAGCGCAGCGACAACAACAACGACGATTAGCAACCGAATGGGGGGTGTAAGATTTGAAACGGATGACATTTACAAACAGTTCGGGCGAATCGATCACCTTCCGACTCGGTTCGCCTTTTATGATTAACAACATCGAAGGACTCGGAGAGGTCAGCGCAGACATCCAGTCACAAAAAGCACCGTTTCAAGATGGTTCATCATTCATCGATGCCGTCATGAACGAACGGGACATTTCCTTTAACGTCACTATCAAGGGGCGAAACGATACAGAAATCTCGCAATATCGCACGCAGTTATCACGTGTATTTAGTCCGAAACTTGGCCCCGGAACACTTCGCTATCAATACGGCGACATTGTACGGGTGATTGAAGCCGCACCGACTCACGTTCCAAATTTCCCGAGTGGGAATGATAACAGGGGCAACCAGTTCCAAATCGCTTTGCTCGATCTTATTGCTCATGATCCATACTGGAAGACAGAAGGCATCGAAGGCGAACCTACGTTCGAACCGTTGTTTCAGTTCCCTTTTTCGGGAGAATTTCAGATGGGTATCAGTCGAGACGAACGTATGATTATCAATGACGGAGATGCACCGACACCGCTCGTCATTGAGTTTTATGGACCGGCGGTAAATCCAAAGGTCATCAATGAGACGACCGGCGAATTTATTCAAGTGAATCAAACGCTCGGACTTGAAGAAGTCATGCGGATCAATACCACAGACGGAGAAAAGAGCGTCATTTTCATCGATGCAAAAGGTGTCGAACGAAACGTATTTAACTGGATCGATTTAGATTCGACGTTCTTCAAATTGAAAGTCGGCGAGAATTATCTTACCTATACCGCCGATAGCGATATACAAGGAGCGGTCGTTAATTTCTATTATCAAAATCGATATAACGCATTGTAAAGGAGTGACATCATGGCTCAAAAGTATTATTTCTTCAACTCGGCACCAGGCGACGAGCGGATACACCAAGCATCAGACTTTGCCCGTTATTTCGGCAACGTGCTGACGAGCGGTCTATTCTCACTCGATAACCAAATCGGCTTGCGAGTGCGTTCTGATGGAACCGACATGCGGTCTTATGTCGAGATCGGCAAGGCACTCATTAAGGGTTTTGCATATGAGAACGATGCGGACGAATACTTGCTGCATGACTTGCCGGAAGTTGCGAACAATCGCATTGACCGGGTCGTGTTACGCCTGGATCTTCGAAACCAAAACCGATTCATCAAAGTGTTTGTTAAATCGGGTGTTACAGCAGAAGAACCGGTACCGCCAACATTGCAACGCGACAACTTCATTTTTGAATTGTCACTAGCTCGAATTGTGGTTCGTGCTAACACTTCGACGATCAACCCGGCAGATATCACAGACGAGCGATTAGATGAACAACTATGCGGTGTCGTCAATTCGATGATCACAGTTCCGACATCTCAATTTCAAGACGACTGGAATGATTGGTACGCTGCTAACATCCCTCAATATGAGTCGGAATGGCAAGACTTTATCAACGGTCTAGCCGGCGCCACATTCGTTCAAACAGTAAACGGTACAGGTCCAGACGTAAACGGTAACGTTGAAGTAGCCGTTGACACAACCGGAATCGATGCCGAACTTGATGCAATGTCCGCTCAAATTGGCATTTTATCGGGCTTAAACACGACCAACAAAACGAACCTCGTCAATGCGGTCAATGAACTTTTTACCTTTGCCAATGACGGGAAGACGAAGTGGTCTAGCGTCATTGGCTCGCCGTTGCTATCGAGTGACACGTTCACTCAAATGCAGAGCAAGACGCAGACAATCAAAAACACGCTTGCGACCAATCTGACCGCCAAAGGACAGTCGAGCGTCGGGACGGAAACGTTGACGGCGCTTGCGGACAAGGTAGCGAACGTTGAAACTGGTAAGAAATTTGCGACAGGTACAGTAACCGCGACATCAAACGGCACGATTACGTTATCCGGTTTAGCTTTTTCTCCGACGATTGTCATGGTGCGAAACAGTAACGCTCTAGCATTTCTAACCACATCGGCAAATCAAATTTACGCCGATACCACATACAATTTGCGAGGTGCTTATGTGCGTTACGGTACAACAAATGCAGACTCACTTAGAGTGGGTACAGGGTATAACGACACGCTCACATCAACCGGCTTTACTTGTCGCATTTCGTCTGTGCCTAATCAAACATTGACTTACACAGCTATCGGATAAAGGAGTTGATTTTCATGCAGTCGAATTTAAGACGTATCTACTACAACAAAACGACAGGAGCAAAAATTGTCGAGGTCGGATTCAGTGGGTATGTTACACCAACAACCGTCGAGCAAGACATTTTAACTTATACAGCGCTTTCCGAAAGAAATGCAGATAGTTTCGTGATTTTAGAAATTCCTTATGACCGTCATATCCAGGACTTCACGGAATGTAACGGCTATCGGGTCAATCCTGCTACGAAGGGACTGGAGTTTAGCTATCCCGACCCGAACGAGCCTGAAGCGCCTATCGTGTATGAGAAGCCATTGAGCGAACAGATGAAGGAACTCAAGGCGGAAAACCTTGCGACGATGGGCGCGCTCGCGGAAGTGTACGAAATCATTCTCGGAGGTATGTGACATGGCTCAAATCTATTTCAAACTGATTCTCGCCGGGAAACGCACGATTGACAGCGTGCCGGAGCACCTTCGTGAAGCGGTGCAAGTGTTGTTGGACGAACACGATGCGCAAGCGACTAACTGATTGGCTACTCAAACTCTATCTGCAACTATCAAAGGAGGACATGACAATGGTTTATATCTATTGCTCACTCATCATCAACGGACGCCGCACTTTCGAGAGCGTCCCGGTCAATCTGAAAGAAGCGGTTCGTGAGGAACTGTTTTACATGGGACTCGGTACGGACGGGAAACCGTTGCCGGTCGAACCGCCAGTCGAAGAACCGCAACCAGAAGAACCGCCAGTCGAAGAACCGGCACAACCGTAAGCGCCTTGGGTGTTTTATTTTTCTCATTCAAAATATTTTGATTTCAAACTAAACATTTTATTGAGGGGGGCGATATAGTTAATGGGAAATAAGCAATAAGATTTTAGATTGATGGCACGCCGTATGCGCTGAAAGGCGCACGTATGGTGTAGGCTCGTTATAAAACTGAGAGATAGAGAAGGTATAAGACGAGAATGGCAATCAAGCACCAGTAATTTTTCGACAATTAGGAGTTCAGACCGATACGTTACCTTCATTTGGTTATAATATCGTTATTGAAGGATTTTCAACTCCAGCGTTTACTGATCCAGATGGTGATACACTTACCTACACTGCTTTTTCAAGCAATGACAACGTCGTAACTGCCGGTATCGATAATACGCCTTTTGTTATTTTAAAGATTAGAAATCAGAATCCAGGCACTGCTGTTATCACTGTAAGAGCTGATGATGGAAACGGTGGAATCACAGACATGCTGGTTAATGTTGTAGTCAACCCATCTGTAGGACTATAATATTAAAACAACTTTTCAAAACCCATCTTTTTAGGTGGGTTTTTTCTTGTACTTGAAGATGATTATGCGCCACAACCGCAACCGCAACCGATAAAATGACGATTTCCACGGTCTGAACGACCGGGGTATGTAAAGATCAAGAGGGCGCACTTTGCGTCCTCTTTATTTGTAAGTAGGGAGGTGTTCACACCATATGAGAATACCAATTAGAATCATCACGACCGACTTTGAGCTAGTCGCGGAGATTGATAACTATGAATCGCTGCTAATAGAAAGTAACTGGGGCGGCATCGGCACATGCGAAATAAAAGTAAACCGTCATATGCTGCACGCTCACGAACTGATTAAAGGTCGTATCATCTTCCCAGGAGCGGACAAAGACAAGCCATACATGATCAAGCATCGAGAAATCGAAGTAGACGAGCGCGGTAAGATTTCCGAGAACTGGATCATTAAAGCGGTTTCTCTCAAAGGATTTCTTGCGCAGCGTATCACGATGCCGCCGGCTGATAAGGCATATGATTACGTCAACTCAAATGTTGAGACAATCATGCGCGATTACGTCGAACGAAACGCCATTTCACCGGATGACTTAGATCGAGTTATCCCGAACCTGGTGCAATCAGCGAATGAAGGCAAAGGGCTACAAACCATTTTTCAAACTCGATTCAAGAACTTGGCGGAAGAACTAGGAGAATTATCAGTAGTGTCCGGTCTCGGTTGGAACGTTCGCCTTGATACCGCTGCACAGAAATTCGTTTTTGATGTATTGCAAGGACGAGACTTGACCGCGAGTCAAAACACTTTACCACCGGTCATCTTCAGCCCGAAATTTAATAGTCTCAAGCAGCTGTCATTTACAGAGAGCGAGTTGAACTATAAAAACACGGCATACGTCGCCGGTCAGGGCGAAGGGATTGAAAGACGTGTCATCGAGGTCGGTGCAGCGAGCGGATTAAATCGACATGAGATATTTGTTGACGCTCGTGATATCGCAGAAGAAATCACGCCGGAAGATGACGGAAATCCCGAAACATCAAATGAACCAATCCCACGACCAGAGCAAGACGTTATCAACGACTTAACCGCTCGAGGGAATCAAAATTTATCCGAATACGACCAAGAACAATTTATGGAAGGGCAAGTGTTACAGAAGTCGCCATTTATCTATAAGCGAGACTATGACTTAGGCGACATTGTCACGATTCGTAATGACGATTGGGGAATCACGATGGATGCGAGGATCACTATCGTCCGAGAATCCTATTCAGCTAGTGGAAAAGCAATTGAAGTCACATTTAACGAATCACAACCGACATTGATTCAAGTAGTCAAACGGAGCATTAAACAAAGCGCAATCGAATTACGTAGATAAGAATACAATATCAAGTTAGGAGGGTCACATACATGCAGATAACACAGCAAGTGGCCCCACCATCATATAAGGAGGTCATTTATGCGCACACAACAATTTGCAGAGGGAGCCGTCGCCATCATCGCGACGAGCGTCACCGCTCTATTAGGGGGATGGGATGTGGCGATTAAACTGCTCGTCACACTCATCGTCATAGATTACGTAACAGGATTTCTCGCCGCAGCTAAGCATAAAAATTAAATAGTGATGTCATGTTTTGGGGCGGTATCCGGAAGGGTGTCGTCTTTTTTGTAATCATCGTTGCCGTCCTCGCAGACGAGATGCTGAATAACTCGATGCCCGTTCTGCGTACACTAGTCATCTATTACTACATCGCACGAGAGGGCTTATCAGTCACAGAAAACTGCGCTCTATTAGGCGTTCCATTGCCGCAACAACTGGTCGATGTCCTGGCACAGTTACAAGGAGATAAACCAGAACCGACGGTTGATAGAATTGCACAGGACGTCGCACCTGATTCAGAACAAGTGACTCCTGTCGGTCGTGAAGTACCGATTGACATAGAGTTCGCAGAAAATGAAATCATTGTTACCAGGGAGGAAAACAAATGA